TGAAGCAGGCATGGTGTACGCACCAGACACGAAGTTTGCTGATGAGATGATAGAAGAGGTTGCAGCTTTTCCAAATGGCGAGTATGATGACCTTGTGGATAGTATGACACAGGCTTTGATGCGATATCGTCAGGGTAACTTTGTGCAGCTACCGAGTGACGATTGGGAAGAAGAGGATAATCATATGAAAGTTAGAGCGTACTACTGATGGCAGAGAAGAGCGTCTTAGAAAAAATACAGGCAGGGGCTAAAGATTTTACACAAAGTATTGATGAAACAATTACGCCATTTATTCCTCCTGAGATACGGAAGTTAAAGCCTAGTTTGGATTTTGTATTATCTGGTCTACCTCCTGAAATGTTGCGGCAGGCGGGGGCAAAAACACAAAAGTTTTTTGACAGCGATATGAAAGATGTAGCAAGTGGTATTGGTGCGCTTGTTGATACGGCTTCAATGGTGGCCCCGGTAGGACTTCTTGCTCGTTATGGTTCTAAAATGAATATGATGCCACAGATGTCGCAAAAAGCGGTAGAGGATTTTTTTGCGTTACCTGTTAGTTCGTTTAAGGCACCGACCAATGACGGCAAAGGGTTTATCACGCTTCACGGATCACGGCATGATTTTGACCAGTTTGATCTAAGTAAGATAGGTAAGGGAGAGGGTAGGCAGGTATTTGGTTATGGGTTGTATTTTACCGATGTGCCTGGGATTGCTAACTGGTATCGAAACGCGGGAGGGCACCCCCGAGGAAAAAAGGGGCCCATATATGAAACGCTTGTTAAATCGACAAAAGAAGATTTTTTAGATTTAAACAAGAATATTATGGAACAGCCGCAGATGGTGAAAAGGTTAAAAGGGTTACCTTATTTTAACCGTTTTAAAACTTTTTATGAAGAACGCCGTATTTTACAGCAGGTTCTTTTTAAGTCTAAAAAACTACCAACCTTTGAGGAATCAGATGGTCGGGAGATTTTACATGAACTGGCTAACTTTCAGATAGTAAAAGATTTGCCACCAAAAGAAGCTACTGAGCTTATGTCAATAATTGGGTCTGTCAAATATGTTGCTAAAAACAACAAACGTGCGGATGAAGTAGCGGCTACTGATTTATGGAACGTGGGAATAGATGGCTTGAAATATACGCCGGACCAACTGCGTAAGGGGCGAACAGGAAAAACAACAGCGGGTCTACCAGGTTATAGCGCTAAAGAAGTCCCGGCAAAAGCCGAAGATAAGAATTTTGTTGTCTTTGATGATACAATACTAAACGTTCTTAATAAGTATGGGGCTGACGGCAAGGCGTTAAAGTTAGAGCGGACGAACAAGGGCGGTTTTAATATACCTGAGTCTGTCGTTCCTCCCCCTCCTGAGAAAAAAGCCAAAGGCGGTATCGCAGGTTTATCGGATGTAGCGCGAGATATGTTCAAAGGTCCAAAAGGTATTGGTACTTACGAGTCGTTTATGGTAGGTTAAGAAAAAGGAGTCACTATGGCTATAGAAAAAAATATACCGTCGCAGTTAGACCTGGATGATCTTGCGGCAGAGGTAGAATTAGAAGTTCCGGGCTCTATGGAACAAAATATTGTAGAGTTTGAGGGCGAAGCGGAGAACATGGACATTGAGGTTATCGCTGAAGACGACGGAGGCGTGACGATTGACTTTGAGCCTACCGATAATAGGGGTCAAGAGGGTGACTTTTATGCGAACTTAGCGGAAGATATGCCAGAACGTGAGCTTTCTCGCATAGCCGGAGAGCTTTTGGGGGAGTATGACGCTAATAAAGCCAGTAGACAGGAGTGGGAAGACGCTTATGCTAATGGTTTAGAGCTTTTAGGCTTTAATTATGAAGAAAGATCCCAACCTTTTAGGGGTGCATCGGGGGTAACACACCCTTTATTGGCTGAAGCGGCTACACAATTCCAGGCGCAGGCGTTTAACGAGCTTTTACCGGCGTCGGGTCCAGTTAGAACAGCGATTGTTGGGGCAGAAACACGCGATAGACAGCAGCAATCGCAGCGTGTAAGGCAGTTTATGAATTATTACATTACAAATGTGATGGAGGAGTATACACCAGAGCTCGATCAGATGCTTTTTTACCTACCTTTAGCGGGTTCAACGTTTAAAAAGGTGTATTTTGATGAAAATTTAGGTAGGGCGGTGTCTAAATTTGTACCGGCAGAGCATTTAGTGGTGCCATATGAGACATCTGACCTTGAAACGTGCCCAAATATTACGCAAACACTTAGGATTTCCTTAAATGAGCTACGAAAGAAGCAAATAGGGGGTTTTTACATAGATATTCCTGTTATTCCGGCGCAGGGGGACAGTGATTCTGTAACTGATGAGATTAATAGAATTGATGGATTATCGCCTTCTCAGATAGATTATGACTGTACTTTGCTTGAATGTCATGTAGATCTGGATTTAGAGGGCTATGAAGAAGTAGGAGAAGATGGAGAGCCAACAGGTATTAAAGTGCCTTATGTGGTAACGATTAGTCAGGATAACGGGCAGATATTGTCCATACGTCGTAATTATCGTGAAGAAGATGATAAGAAGAGCAAAATACAGTATTTTGTTCATTATAAGTTTCTACCTGGTTTTGGTTTTTATGGGTTGGGACTTATTCACACGATTGGCGGGTTGTCACGAACCGCCACAGCGGCACTGAGGCAGCTAATCGACGCCGGAACGTTGTCCAATCTTCCTGCGGGTTTCAAAGCCCGTGGACTACGGATCAGGGACGACGATGACCCGCTTCAGCCCGGAGAGTTCCGAGATGTGGATGCTCCCGGAGGGGCTATTCGTGACAGCCTGATGCCGCTGCCATTTAAAGGTCCCGATCAAACCTTGTTTCAGTTACTGGGTTTTGTTGTGGATGCAGGACGTAGGTTTGCCACGATTACCGATATGAAGGTGGGCGATGGTAATCAGCAGGCGGCTGTGGGTACGACTATAGCGATGTTGGAGCAGGGCTCACGGGTGATGAGTGCTGTGCATAAACGGTTGCATTATGCGATGCGATTGGAGTTTAAGATATTATCACGGGTGATGTCAGAGAGTTTACCGGCAGAATATCCTTATGCGGTAGAGGGTGCGGATAGTTCTATTAAAGCGGCTGACTTTGATGACAGAGTGGATGTTGTACCGGTATCGGACCCGAATGTGTTTTCACAGGCACAGAGGATTGCACTGGCGCAGACTAAGTTACAGTTGGCGGGTGCGGCACCTGATTTACACAATATGTATGAAGTATACAGGGATATGTATGATGCCCTGGGTGTGCGAGATACAGACAGGATTATGAAGCGTGTACCTGATGAGGAGCCGACGCCTAAAGATCCGGCACAGGAGAATATTGATTTACTGGATATGGTGATTTTAAAAGCGTTTTCTGGTCAAGATCATCAATCTCATATAATGGCGCATTTAGTGTTTGGAGCGTCGCCTATGATTGCGGGTATGCCGCCTATGGCTATGTCTTTGCAGAAACATTGCATGGAGCATATTCAGATACAGGCGGAAGAGATGGCTATTATGGAGATGCAGAAGCAGGGGCCTATGCCGCCTGAGCAACAGTCTATGGCGATGGAGGCTATTAAGGCAAAATTTGTAGCAGAGGGTATGCAGCAATTGAGGCAGCTTTCACAACAGGCTTCGGGTCAGGGTCCAGATCCTTTGGTACAGTTGAAGGAGAAGGAATTGCAGCTTAGAGCGCAGTCTGAGCAGTCTGATGCGGAAGTAGATAAGGCGAAGCTACAGCTTGATGCACAGAATCAGCAGATGCGAGCCAGTCAGTTCCAACAGAAGCTGAGCAGCACGGAACGTCAGACACAGGCAAGAATAGATGCCGCTATGCAGAAAGAAATAATGAAGCAACAAGGCAAGTAACTACGATGAAACTACGGGAAAAACTATGTTCGATCCAATTACGATTTCGGCTGCCGTAAG